GTGCAGTACGTTGGGCCAATAGGCATCCCCACCGCCCCCGCCGCCACCGAAAATGTACCCGTTACGGTTGTCCAACGTTGCTGGGTAATCCAGAACAAAGGCTGTAGCGCCTGGCAAAGGGCGAGGAGGATAAGCCCCCGCGCCGCCCGCACCACGGATGTAGTGTTCATTGATGATTTTCAGTGTGGAGCCTGGGGGAAATACACCCGTTCTCAGTGAGTATCCAGCGCCACCGCCGTAGATCATCGCGCGATTGATAAAGAGATAATTCCGGGCTCTGGCGGGACTGCCCATGAGCTCAAAAATGCTCGCACCTGCTCGCTCCACCGTGTTGATAAACACAAACGTTCGCCGCCAGACCGTGCGCCACCCACTTTCGGTTTTGATGAACAGTTCCGCACCCTCTCGCCAGCCGTCTGCAAGCTTTACATAAGGCATGACACCAGGCCGGTAACCGCCATCCAGTTTTACGTGGAAGTTCATCATGGCTCCTCGTATTGCAGCCAAAGCGTACCGACCGCCCCCTCAGTGGGTTTAGGGGCATTTGGAGAGTAGATCAGCCGATTCGCCGGTAAAGCATCAGTGATGCCATATCCTGCAAGCGTGGTCGCTTTGTCTGCTTTTCGCGTCGGGTCAAAGTTGCCAGCATTCCATAGCAAGTTGCCAAAGACGGTGGCGGTCCTGTCGGCAAGACTCAAAAGAAGCGGTGTTGACGTTTCACCGCCATAACTTGCAAAAACCCTCACGTTGTTATTTAGAACATCCATGCGAGCGTCACAGGTGGGCGTCACCCAGCCAAACTCCGGCGAGTCGTTATTGTCACTCGACAGCAATACCGATCCCGTCAACCGTCCACCCGTTGTGGGAAGCAAATTGCTGACTGCGCTCGCCAGGTCAGTTTTTGTTACCCCGTCTGTAATCCCATATCCACCGAGAGTGGTGGCTTTTACTGCTTTGCCGGCAAGCGCATTCGTCACTGTCGTTGAAAAGCCAGGGTCATCGCCCACTGCGCCAGCCAGCTTTTTTAGTGTGTCGAGTGCAACAGGCGCCGCCGCTACGATGCTCTCCTTTGAAAGCTGTATGGCTGAACTGGTCTCTGACTTGGTAAATGCATCAGCAATGCCATAACCGGATAGCGTTGTGGGGTTGGTGCCACTGACAACTATGCCTCGCTTATCGATAGTGACTTGCCGATAAGCGCCGGCAACCTTATCCGCCGGAAGGGCTGCCACCAGGGAATCATCCACATATTGACGAGTCGCCAGCACCACCGCCGGATCAATCTTCAACACGATCTGCGCAGTGTTGGCGACGATGAAGTTCATGCGGATGACCTGGGTCTTGCCGGTACCCTGGGCCAGCAGGGGCTTGAAGCTCGGTGCGCAGTTGGCCACCGCCACCAGGTCGCCGTCGGCATCGAGCAGGCCGATTTCACGGATCCAGCGCCCGCCGACATCAGGCGGAATCACCTGTTCGGTGATGATGATGTTGGGGTTGGCCGGATCAGTACGCACCTGATTGACCGGGGCACGTCGCCATTCGTTGATCAGCTTGGTCTGGGTTCTGTTCGGGATGGGGTCGGTGCCGTTGGCATCGCCGATCGCCATTTCCTTGAAGGTCCAGGGCGTGCCCAAGGCCGTGGCGTTGGCCTGTTTCGCCTCGCCCACCGCAGTGAGGATGGCGAAGAACTGACTGTTGGAATCGATCATGAGTACACATCCAGGGTGTCTGTTTCATCAATGCACATGATCTGGCCGTAACGGCCGATCACTTCAATATCGCGAGGGGTCGGGGGGTAAACGTCGAGTACTTCACCCTGGTCCACATAAGCGCCGTAACCGATGACACCGGAGGTTTCCAGGCTGATGGCAAGGCCCGTCATGTGCCGGCTCACCGGCCTGGCGTCATCGATCAGCCGGGTCAGTTCCTGGTACATCTGTTCGGTGATGCCGGTATCCAGCACCCCGACTTTCAGGGCAAAGGTGGCTGGCTCGCCTTCGGGAGCCATCTGCCACCACTCGACCACTTCAATCAGGTAGCCCAGCGGTTCCACCACACGGCGCAAAGCGCCGATGGTGCCCTTGCGGGCATGGATGAAGAACGAGGCGCGAATGGCATTGCGCTTGACCGTCTCGCTCCAGCGCGGGTCCCAGCGATCCACCGACCAGGCCCAGGCCAGCTGTGGCAGCAGGTGCACCGGGCAGGTCGAGGGGTTGTACAGGGTGCGCAACATGGTGGCGGTGTCGCTGCTGTTGGTCGCCTCCAGGGCGCGTTCCAAGAGTGTGCTGTTGCTTGGCAGCAGGCTGGTCATATCAGCTCCCCAAGGTAACGCTGTAGCCGGTGCAATACGCGGCCTGGGCCTTGCTCGGGACTATGTCCTGCCAACCCCGCAGTTCAACCCGGGCCACGCCGGCCACATGCAGCTGGGCATCTATGGCTGAACGCGCCACCTCGATGCCCAGGCGCCGGCGTGGGTTGACCCAGGCGGCCAGCTTGCGCTCGGCCTCTGCCAGGGCGGCATCGCTTTCCGGGCCCGGCCCTTTCATGTGCAGCACCGCGTCGATGCGATACGGCAGTATCTGGGCGCTGTTCACCGTGACCCGATCCCCCAGCGGTCGCACGTCCTCGTCATTGAGGGCCGCGGCGACCGTCGCCAGCAGTTCCGGCGCCGCTGCGCCGTCACCTTCCAGGCTCATCACCGTAACCGTGACGCAGGCCGGTGACGGGCTTTCGGCCTCGGCGTCCGCCACCCGGGCCGAGGCATTGCGGGCATGCAGGATGTAGCTGTTGCGTGGCCCGGCGGTGGTCAGGCCTTCATAGGCCAGTTGGACACGCTCGCGCAGTGCGTCGTCGGCTTCCTTGACCTGCGCCACAGGCGGTACCGCTTGCAGGTCACCGGCCTGGATCACCAGGCGCTGCAGGTTGACGTTGGCGGCCAACTGATCCAGGTCCGTGCCTTGGGCATGGGCCAGCAGCAGCGCCTTGGCCGCATCGTTGACCCGGGCCCGCAACAGCATGTCGCCGTAGGCCGACAGCTCCAGTTGCTTGGTGACCGGATCGCTTTCCAGATTGGCCGTCCAGTTGTCGCCCATATAGCGGCGAAAGGTCGCCAGCTTGCCCTGATACAGCGCTTCAAAATCCAGGGTTTCCAGCACCTGCGGCGCCGGCAGTGCCGATAAATCCAGCATGCTCATGCCGTCACCTCCAAAACCGCGTCATTACCCAGGTAGCGGCCCGTCAGTTGGAAACTGACCTGGCCCTCCACCACCGCTACAACCTTTACCCGCTCCAGCTTCAAGCGGGGCTCCCAGCGCAACAGCGCCCGGGCGACTTCTGCCTGAACCGCGCTTTTCCAGCCACCGGTCACCGGCAAGTCGACATAACGGCGCAGGTTGCTGCCGTATTCAGGAAGCATCCGCCGGCTGCCCAAGGGCGTGGTCAGGATGTCCTCGATGGACTGCCGCAAATGCTCGATGCCGGACAGCGGCAAGCCGGTACGGCGATCCATTCCGATCATCGTGTTACTCCTGCAACTGAAAGTCCGGGTGCTGCTCCAGGTAGTCTCGGGCGAGGGTGTCGCTGACCGGTACCGATACCTCGCCCTGGGCCACCGACAGCGCGCGGCCATCCGCCAGGATCAGAATGCGCGAGGTGTAGAGGGTGTCGCGAAAGACCGCAGCGCCACTGTTGGCCGTGCGGCCGGCCTTTTTTTTCGGGATTGCCATGCTTTTCTCCGGGTACAAAAAATCCGCATTCGGCAGATTGATCGGGTTTATCGGGGTTGTAGGTTGGGTGGCCGGCGTTGATCGCCAAGGCGTCACTGCGGTGGAGCGGTTGCTCCGGGGCCGGGCATCACGGCTGGATGGATGTGGGTCGAGCCGACATTCACCCCGTTGTGCTTCAAGCTCGCACCGTTGATTTGCACCTCGCCATTCAAGGTGATTGCCCCCGTCAGGGTGATGCTGTCGGCGTTGCCGGTAATGCTGCTGTCCGTCACCAAGACCGAACTGGTGCCGACCTGAATCGTCACCGTGCCGCTGGGCAGGGAGATGCTGTAGCTCTTGGCCTGCCAGTCGTAGACCAGCGAGCCGCCATCATCGAAGCGCCAGACCTCGACGTGCTCGCGGTTATCCGGCTGGGCACCGGCATCGCCATATAGGCCGGGAACGAAGGTGCCCTGCGCCGGCTCGCCACTGGGGCTGATCAGTACGCCCTGCTCCCCCAGGCTCGGCGCCCGCCAGTGCCGGGCCTTGCCGGCGGCCTGGCTGTGCCAGCGAACCCAGGCGCTGGTCCAGCCCGCGCCATCGGATACCCGCAGTCTGCCCGCGGCAAGGTCCACGCCGACCACAGCGCAAGGCAGGATCAGGCCAGAAAGCATTCGGTCGTGAGTTGCGGTGACGTAATTCACGACATCTGCTCCGGCGCCTGATAGTGCCCCTCGTGACCGGGGCCGGTGTCGGGGCTGAAACCCAATACCAGTGTTCCCGGGGGTTGATCGGGCCAGGGCCATTGTTCCTGGCCCAGGTAGATGGACTGCTGCCATTGCACGGTCCACTCGGTTTTCGGCGCCGAATCCACGGCCGTGCCGGCTGGTTTGGCCCACACCGCCTTCGCACTATCGACAGAATCAAGATTCCAGTACTGGCAACGCAGCAGGTCCATGAGCTGCGCTGCCAGAACAACCGCCTGCAAGGAGGCTTGCGCAAGGCTCGGGTCAACCCGCACCCGGGCCTCGAAGGTCGCCCGCAGGCAACTACGGCCGTCGCCCGGATCAGCTCCCGGGTCCATGCCGGTGATTGCAAAGTAGATCGCTGTCTCGGCGGAGCCATCAACGGTCTCGGGAAATGCCTCGACCTTGTGCAGATGCGGCATGGCCGTCTTGATCGTGGACGTGATGGCCTCGGGTAGCTGCGTCAGTACGCTCATTGTCTGCTTCCAGAATCAGGCCGAAGCGGCCCCGGCGGCGAAAGCCCGGGGCGCACGACCGTGTTGAGGGCGGTAGCCGCCCGGTGAGTCAAGGCTGGTCCGAATGGGAATCCCGGGAAGGCGGTTCGCATACCCCGATGCGCTTGGCCGCCCAGCGCTCATAAAGGCCGATGGCGACGTCGGCGCCGGCCATGGCGGTCAGGCAACCGAAGGCGCAGGCGGTCCAGATCGACACGCCGGCGGCATACAGCAGCATGATCGCCGAGACCCCACAGACCACGCAGGCCCCGGAGCGCAGCGCCAGGCGCCGCAGCAGCGACCAGCCACGGGCGCCCTCCTTGTCGGCGCGCCACATTTCGCCGGAAACGCCACCGACCAGGGCCAGGACGATGACCAGCCAGATCGGCATGTCCAGCAACGCTTGTTGCTCGTTTGTCATTCACGTCTCCCGTGCGGATTGAGGCCAGCGAAATGGCCGGTTGATAGAAGGCTGATAACGATGTTTCAAAGGGTCCCTGTCTGTTGGTGGCCCACGTTAGGCAGGCATTCCAAAAAGCCCGGTCGCCCGGGCTTTTCAGTAATGCAAACCTTGGTCTTTCGGCACTACTGGTGCGGTACGGACCCATTCAAATTGTTCCTCCGACCGCGACCCTGTCCGCCGGATAACTGCTTCTGGTGCTTTACGCTGCACACCCGGGCCAGTTGCCAACCCTCTGAACCGTCGAGGCCGGTTCATCGCTGCCTTTGCTTTGCCACTAAAGAGCGTCTTTGCAGCCGCTGTTGCGCGGCTTGAGGCTCATATTATGCATTCATGCATATGCAGTCAATGCGTAAATGCATTTATTTATGCACAGGATTTGCTGGAATGCATGGAAGGCGCATAAACAAAGGGCTGGGGATTTTTCGCGGGCAAAAAAAAGCCCGCTCAAGGGCGGGCTTTGTTCAAGAGGGCTGGCTTAGCGAGCGTACATGCCCCACCAGAAGACGTGACCGAGGATGCTGATCTGCTCTTCCTGGATCTCCTGGAAGCTGTAGTCCTCATCCGGGTGTTCATCGCGGTTGAAGCTGCGCAGGCGGATCCCTGTAGGTAGGCGATACAGCTGCTTCACCCGCAATTGGCCGTTGTGGTTGATCGCGTAGAGGTCGCCATCAACGATGTCGCCAATTGCGCATTTGCCGGCATTGACGCCCACCGTGGCGCCGTCCCGCAGCACCGGCAACATGCTGTTGCCACGCACCGTGACGCACTTGGCCTGGTCGAACTGCACGCCGTTGTGCCGCAGGCTGCGCTTGCCGAAGCGCAGGCTGGCGCGCTCGCTTTCCTCGATGACGAATCTTCCTGATCCAGCAGCCAATTCAACCTCACGCAGAAAAGGAACCGACACCTCGTCGTCATCGACAGGGGTATCGTCGTCCCACAGGCTTATGTCCTTGAGTTCCGAATGAATCTCGTCACGGGGGGCAGCAGCCCGGGCAGGCGCGATATCCACGCGCCCACGCAACTGGTCGGTGCTCACCTGGAAGTATTCGGCGATCCGCGAGATGTGCTTATCCGAAGGATCGACGATCTTCCCGCTGAGAATCCGCGAGAGGGTGGATTGAGGCACACCGGTGCGACGGTGAAGCTCCGTGGGGGAGATTCCGTCACGATCCAGCAGCTCTCTTAAGACAGTAGAAACGTTGCGTATTTGCATAGAACGCATATTGCTTGATCTTTTGCGCAATGACAAATGCTGATTTGCATATATGTAATGCATTTACCGGACAACCACAGGAGCGCCTTGGTGCCTGCGAGGCCGGGGCACCCATGGTAACCTTGCCGCCATCTGCAAAAAGCCGAGCCCAGCGCTCCTTTGCTTCACCCATTCAACGAATCCGCCTGAATACCAATGAGTAAAAATACCTCCGATCTGTCCTCCCACACGCCGATTGTGCTCGGGTATTAACGCAAAAAAGTCCTACAGCCCCGAAGAACAAGGGCTGTAGGGCTTTTTCGACGCGGCTTGATATGGGGCTGCTTGGCATTAAATGGCATGGATTAGCGTACAGATTGCCCCATTTTTGCCCCACGGTTCCCTCAGTTGCAGGACACCTTCCAAAGCTGATCAAGCTTCGTCGTGTAACTTTGGCTCATCATCTCCCGCCGCATACCCCAATCGGGGTTGGTAGGGACGCTGGCAGCACGGAGTGTGCCCCTCCCCCAGCGACTGTTGATCTGGTCCAGAACCTTCATCACCTTGTCGGTTTCCGATGGCTGCGCCACGGCGAAGAGATCGCCGGTGTACTCGCCTGGCTGGCACAGATTCAACAACAACACCTCGGCCTTACTGTATTTGAAACCCGGCCTGAAAACGCGGTCCAGCGCTTCCACAGCCATTTTCGTCATGAGCCTGACATCATTGGTTGGATACGGCAGCTCTACCAGGACACCGTTTGCATACTTGGCTTCCTCAGGGTTAAACATGCCCGTGCGAATGCTGACGCGGATTTTCTTACACAATGAGTTCTGAGCCCGTAGCTTTTCCGAGGCCCTCATCATGTAAGTGGCAACCGCCTCCTTGATAGGAGCCAATTCGGTTAGCCGCTTCCCAAACATCCGGCTACAGCAGATCTCCTGTTTCGGCGGATCTGGCTCGTCCAGTTCCAGGCACGGCGTGCCCGCCAACTCCCGGGCCGTCTTCTCGATCACGACACTGAAATTTTTGCGCAACGTCCACGGATCGGCCTTGGCCAGGTCCATAGCAGACTTGATTCCCATCCTATCCAGGTGGGCCTTCATCCGTCGCCCGATCCCCCACACCTCGGCGACATCAGTATTTCGCAACACCCAGTCCCGTTTAGCCGAATCAGTGATATCTACGACGCCTCCGGTGTGCGCTTGTAGACGCTTGGCAGTGTGGTTGGCCAACTTGGCGAGCGTCTTTGTAGGTGCGATCCCTACACCAACCGGAATGCCTGTACAGCGCAGCACCTGAGCCCGGATCTGGCGGCCGAACTGCTCAAGGCTATTGATTCCCGTGAGATCTGCGAAGGCTTCATCGATGCTATACACCTCGACTGTCGGCACCATTGATTCGATCAGCGACATCACCCGCTCGCTCATGTCGCCGTATAGGGCATAGTTTGAAGAGAACGCCACAATGCCTTGCTGCTTGAGCTTGTGCCTGATCTGAAAGTAAGGCTCGCCCATTTTTACGTGGGGCTTCGCGTCATAGCTGCGAGCGATCACGCACCCGTCATTGTTTGATAGAACAACGATAGGAACCCTGGCCAGGTCAGGGCGAAAGACACGTTCGCAGCTTGCATAAAAGCTGTTGCAGTCGATCAGCGCGAAGACAGGTACGGCCTTAAACATGACTGCGCACGCTACCAATGATCACTCCCCAGATCGACAGCTCGTCACCTTCCAGAATGTACCTTGGTGGGTACTTGGAGTTCTCAGACAGCAGAACGACATCCTTTCCTCGTATAGATAGCCGCTTACAGACCGGGTCATTGTTCAGGAGGGCCACAACGATGTGGCCATGCGCCGGCTCAATTGAGCGATCAACGACGGCCAGATCTCCATCGAAAATCCCCGCACCCTGCATGCTCTCCCCGGTGATCGACACCAGGTAAACGTGTGGCGCCCGAATGTTCAGGACTTCATCGAGAGAAATATGGGCTTCGATGTGATCTGCCGCCGGTGATGGAAACCCAGCGGGCACATGAAAGAGGCAGAGAGGCAGCTTTAGGCCGCCCTCCGCAATGGGGCCTTCGATTGTGAAACTCATGACGCACGACTTCCAGAACTGTACGAACATACAGTTAAATAGGCCAATTGGTTACCGTCAATTGCGACTCACTACATTCTGACAGACGGAATGCTATTACTCGGTTTCGTTCGATTTTTCGCTCGTAGCCCTTTTATAGCGAGCCCCCACTAAAACCTTGCCGCCTCTCGGATTGATCACATCCACTCCTCTGCTCACCAGACGCGGTGGCACAGGTGCAGATGCAAGCTCATGCAAGCCCACGGTTCTTCGCCCTGATTGATCACTGGCTGCCGCGCAATGTGCTGATGACGCTCAACACCATTCGCCCGGCGATCAATCTAGGGCTATGATGCCGCCTTAGCAAAGTCACCTAAACCACACTAATTTTCATCCTAACAAGAGTTATGAGTCGACATGACGTCGATGTAGCTTGAGTTGTTACAACCCTCAAGCACAACTAATTAAAGACAAATTAAAGCTGAGATAATCCAGCCAAACAAATAAGGACATTAAATGTTTTCAAACCGCATGAAACCAGAACATGTTTTCACTCCGCGCCTAGCAGAAGTAAACAAGGAAATGTACGTTTCTCGCCCCCATCTTGAAAAAGCATTGAAAACCGCTTTACGAGGAAATCTTCACCTCCTAATTCACGGCGAGAGTGGAACCGGGAAATCTTGGCTCTACAAACAAACATTTCAAAATAACGCCATAAACTTTGTAGTAGCAAACCTCGCAAACGCATCTCGACTGGGAAGTATTGCAGCCGAATTGAAAAATCTTGTCGACCGAGAAGGCGCTGCCGACAAACTATCATACTCAGAAACAAAAGCAGCAGGAGTTAGTGCTGGAGTTGCAAAGGCAGACATCAACCATACCGGGCAATATAAAATCGGCCAAATGGAACCTTTTGAAGCATGCCTTAAACATCTAAATGAGACCTCGCGCGGACAACCTTCAATACTAGTCTTTGATAACTTGGAAGCTGCATTCACGGACCCTCTCTTAAAAGAGCTTGCGGACCTACTGATACTTTGCGACGACGACCGATACTCTAAATACAAGGTTAAAATCCTAATAGTCGGTGTTCCAAGCGGTGTGAAAGAGTACTTTTATAAAACGCCACACCATGCCACAGTCGCTAACCGACTGGTAGAACTTCCAGAAGTAACTCGACTAGAACCACAAGAGTGCAACTCCTTGGTAAACAGAGGGTTTGCAGAAAAACTCAAATACAAAATCGACGACATCACCTCACTACTTCACCATGTAGGCTGGATCACCGACCGAGCACCACAGGTTGTGCACGAGTATTGTTTAGAGCTTGCATTTATAAGTGAAGAAACACATCACATTACGGAAATCGACATTAACCAAGCAGACGACGACTGGCTAAAAAAATCACAATACTTTGCTTACTCAGTTGTCGAATCTCACATGAATGAACGGGATACAAAAGCTGGACGACGAAACCAAACAATATTCGCTCTCTCACTTTGCGAAGGCGAGCAATTTAAAGCGAGCGAAGTGGAAGAACTACTTAGACAAGAGTTCCCAGAGTCAACTGGTGGAACCATCTTGAACATCCCACAAATTTTATCCCAGCTATCCAAAGGAGAAAGACCACTTATTCGCCGCTCTCCTAAAGGTGATGCTTTTGCTTTCACTGACCCGAGATACCGCATGGTACTTAGAGCCATGCTGAAGAAAAATGAAGAACGAGTTGAAAAACGTCCGATATCGAGATAATCATAAAACAACTTAGAGCACCGTAGCCTGGTTGAACGTTATCCAACCAGGCTAACTCTTTTCACCTTGTTGATACCTTCGTCACATAGTCCTGACAGGCGGCCAGTGCAATCAATCCTTGATCACCGTCTCCGGCGATGGCGACAATTCGTTGAGCAGCCGCTGGGTCAAGTTCGGCTCGCGCTCTTCCATGAACCACGCCGCAGGTGCCGGCGGTGGCTGACACCCCACCGCTACCTCCCGATGCGGTGGCGTTGAGTAGGACTGACAGCCGCAGGTCAGTAGTAGCAAGCCGATCACGCAAGCGAGCTTGGTTCGTTTGAGCATCACGCAGCTCCTTGTAATGGGTTTGGTCGTTCAACTGCAGGCGATCCTCAAGCGCCCTGCGGGCGTCCTGCTGGGTTTCCTGCCAGTTGATCACCGACGTGGCGGCCTGCTCGCGATCCGCGCTGTACGCCTCGGCCTGTTCGGCCAGGGCCTTGCCGTAGACGTTGGCCTGCCAAGTCCAGGCCAGCCAGCCGCCCAAGGCGAGCCCCAGCACCAGCGCCAAGGCTGGCAATAACCAGCCCGGGGCCTTCACGCCAGCACCTCCAATGCACGCTGATACAGCGCCTCGCGATCCGCCAGACCGTTGGTGCCGCCATTAATGCGCTTGGTGATGGCGAGGAAGTCGCCCTTATCGGCCAGGGTGTTCAGGCCCGCACGCTGCCAGAACCAACCCGCCGACAGCGCGGCATAGACCGGGGTTTCCAACAGCTCCGGGGTGTTGAGCAATCGAGCATCGCTGAACAGCGCTTCGCTACAGGCTTCATAGTTCGCCCGGCCCGTGACCTGAATCAGCCCCCTGCCCCGGTACTTCTGGCCGTCACCGTCCGCTTCGGGGGTGTTACCCAGGCGCTTGGCCAGGGTGCCGGTGTCGTACTTGCTCAGGTACTGATTGCTGCCCAGTTCGCGCACAAACAGGAGCTGGCCAGACTCGTGGCCGATCTGCGCGATGAACGCCGCCATGCGCAGGCGGGTGACGATGCCGTACTTGCTCATGGCGGCGTTGAGAGCAGGAACAAAAACGCCGGCTTTAGCGCCGGCGTTGGGGAGGATCTGCAGCAGTTGCTGCGCGGTAATCGTCATGCCTGATATCTCCAGTGATGATGAGGGTTAAAGCTGCTCGACCCTGAGCGGCTTGGTTTCTTTCTTTTTCTTGCCCTTGGCTTTTGCCTTACCCTTCTTGCCGCCGTTGCATTCGACCGTGGTGCTCCACCCGGACTGGGTAAACACCTGTTCGACCGAGTCCACCAGGTACTCGCCATCGAGGCCGACCTTGAAGCCTTGGGCATTGATCATGCGTTCAGCGAATAGATCGGTTCGGCCAGGCATCTCCAGGCGCACACCGGCGGTGCTGCGGTTGAATGCAGCCAGACGCGCCTTGGCGGCCTGTTCGGCTGCGGACTTGTTCGGATAGATATGGCGGTCGGTGTGCACCGGCGGTAGGCCGTCCGGGGAATCCTCGTTGCCCAGGTCAACGACCCGGAGCTTTCCGCTCTTCTTGTCCTGGTGCTTGGTCTGCACCGCTTTGCGGGTGGTTTTGTCCCCCAGGCGAAACTGATAGCGGCTCACATCGCGGCGGGTGATGGTGACGGTGCCAAGAGCTTTGCCGCTCGCGCTCTGCCCGGCCTGCCGAGGCAGCACCAGCAACTTGCCGTCGGCCACCTTGGCTGTGCAGTCGTACTGCTTGGCCAGGCGGGTGATGAAGTTGAAGTCGGATTCGTTGAGCTGGTCGACCCGGGGCACCTTGGTGGTCACCGTGCACACTGGCTGCCAGCCGTTGCGGGTTGCCACATCGCGCGCGATCTGCTGCAGCGGGACGTTTTCCCAGCTACCGCTGCGGGTGGTCTTGCCACTGCCGCGCATGTCGCTGGCCTTGCCCCGGATCTCGATAGAGTCGGGCGGCCCCGTCACCACGACCTCGTCTACCGTGTAGCGACCCAGCCGGGTCAGTGACTGGCCGGAGTACCCCATGAACACCTCGATACTGGCACCACGACTGGGCAGCGCCACCGCGCCATCTCGGTCATCGATGCGCAGCTCAAACTCGTCCGACTCCATGCCGGGCTTGTCCGAGGTGCGTAGGGTCAACAGCCGGTCATTGATCAGCGCGGTGATGTTCTTGCCGTCCGCAACGATTCGGAATACAGGCGTCATGCAATAAGCCTCCCCCTGGGTGACACAGCCACCGGGACTTCATAGAATCCCGAGCCGTTGCCCCTACAGGAGTTGAGAAAGTGAAAAGGATTTTCGGATTGACGCTGTGCCTGTTGGCCGCCTCGATGGCACAAGCCGAACAGAAACTGCGGGTTATAGACCTGGGTGACGACGCCCCCGTGAGCGCCGAAGCCGCAGAGCGCGGTAGGCAGGCCATCGCCGCCCAAGAAGCAGCAAAAAAGATCAAGCCCGAGGAGGCCCGCGACTTCCTCAAACGTCTTAATAAGACGGTAGAGCACGGCCAAACCCTAGCGCTGTCCGGAGCTATGGACGGCAAACAAGCTCGCGATCAGGCCATTGCACTGAAAAAGTTAATGGACGAAAGCGACCGCTTCGGATCGCTGTTTGCCCCCTTCGCCAAGTGCCGCTCCGCCGCAATCGATGCCAACACCTCCTGGCAAGGCATGATTTCCCAGAACGTTCGGCAGTACTCAGAAGGCAACACGTCCTACCAGGCTAACGCCAAGGAATGCGCCCAGGCGGCCGGCTAATCCCATAGCTGCAGCGCAGCCTCTGTCACCACCGGAAGATCCGGCAGTACGATCAGCACCCCAGCCCGGAACGGCTGGGGTTCGTCGGCCAGCCCCTGGTTGGCATCCAGCACCGCTTCGACACTGCCATTCAGGTGTCCGTAAAACTGGTGACACAAGGTGTCGAGCAGATCTCCGTTAGACGTTCTGCATGTCGTCGCCATAGCTCACGAACTCCAGTGAAAAGCCCTGCTTACGCGGGATGCCCCCCGCCAGCAGGTGGCTCTGCTCCTCCTCAAGACTGGTCAGGCACCAGGTGCCCAGCACTTCGCCATAGCCCGTGGTCAGGCTCAGCGGCTGCAACCGCCGCCCGATGCTGCGCAGCTTCTGCAACTGACCCAGCCCACCCTTGAACCCCGGAAACACCGCGCCCTTGAGGGTGATCTTGTCGTCGCCCTGGCCCACCGCCTGCTGCGCGATGCTACGGGTCAGGCGTTCCTGGCCAGCCCAGCGGAACCCGGTCTGACGGCGCAGCTCTTCAAAGGCTGCAGTGTCGAGGTTGAAATAATACGGCTGCCCGCCAGTCTTCAGCGGGTGAATGATCAGCAGGTGCGGGAACGGCTTCACCGCCTCGGCGGCCGGAGTACCCAGGCCGCCGAACGATCCGGTCGGGAGAATGTTGCCCAGAGATGGGCTAATCTGCCCGCCGATCCGGTTGATAGCGGCACTGGCCTTGGCGGTCTGCTCCTGCAACGTACCGAGACGCTGCTGAATCTGCCCCGCCGCCGACACGGCCTGGCTGTACTGAGCTGCCACCTCGCCGACTACGGACTGTGCGGCGGTGATGCCGCGCAAGGTCCGCTGCAGCTTGGCGCCCATCTCAGGCCCCACAAACGGGATGTTCTCCAGCTCCGAGGCAGCACCGGTAATATCGCTGATGGCTCCGTTCAGTGGGGTCAGCATGCCATCCGCACTGCTGCGGCCCGCCTCCCCCGCTTCAACCAGGGACTGAAACCCCGACTGCAGTTGCTCCATGTACACCATGGCACCTCCTAAACGTGTGGTTCGTCCGACAGCTGACGGGCCGCAGCCTGGCGGCTGAACTCGTCGAACATACGTCGCAGATGGGGCTCGACTTCCCGGGCCACCTGGGCCGGATCCTTAACGTCCCCTTGCACCGTGATTGGCACAGTCGGCGCGAAGGTGAATTGCTGGTCGACCTTGGGCGCTACCGACTTCGCTGGATCAGGCGCCTTGAGCATCGACGGCACTACTGAAGCCGGCGTGGCTGCCCCCATCGAGCGGACCACCTGCCCCATGACCGGGGGTGTCTGCCCTGTCTTGAACGATTTCGCGATGTCGCCCAGGACCGGCGGAATGTCCTTCCCGGCGTTGGCCAGCATCAGCGGGCCCGCTGCCGGCATCCTCTTGAGCGACTCATCAGAGCCGAACATCGATTTGCCTGCAAAAGAGCCCAGGGCATCACCTCCCAGGTAACCGACAGTGCCCCCGATGGCGGCGCCGATAGCGCCCCCGATGGCAGTGCCAAGCCCTGGAACGACAGAGCCAATGGCCGCACCGGCAGCCAACCCCATTTTTGTCCCGACCAAAGCACCCGCCAGCCCACCAGCCGCGCCGCCATAGCCCTCTGCTTTCTCGTCCTTGGTCTTGGCATTCTGGTAGGTGTCTGCAGCCTTGAGGCCGGCACCCAGCACCGACAGGAAGGCCCCGCCTTTGACCACCGGTGCCAGCCCCTTGAATAGGGAACCTGCACCTTTTAAGACTGCCGAGCCTAAACCTACCGCGCCTTTTGCAACGGTCCCCACACCGCCCCGGCTAAAGACACTCCTGAGCGCCCGCCCGACACTACCGAGCCGGCCGCGCCCCGCCCGTCCTGCACGGGAGCCCTTGCCGCCTTTGCCTCCCTTCTTGTCCTTGCCACCATCGATGTCGTAATCACCACCGCCCAGCCCGCCGGCGTTGGTGACAAACACCCGCTGGATCACGTTCGGGTTCCCCATCAACGAACCCCGGGCCACATTGAGCAGGCCCTTGCCTATCTTGAAGGCGGACACCACGCTCTTCAGCGCGACCAGCCCAGCCCCCATGGCGGTGATCCCCATCACCAGGGGTGGGGCTTTCTCCGCCATCCCAGTTAGCGACCTGGCCACCGTGGTGATGTGCTTGGCCACGGCATCCGTTGCCGGGCGCAGAGCATCCCCCACGGCCCGCATACCGTCATTCATCGCGTGAGCTGTTTCGGCCCACAGCTGCGAGGAGGTTTCCCGGCGCTCGGCCAGGTTCTTGTCGAGGATGCCCTTAGCGCTCAAAGAATCTTTCTTGAGCTGCTCGTACAGCTCTCGGTTCTGCGAGTACGCCGTCAGTGCCGCCTTGACTTGCATGTCGGAGAACAGGTCGCCGGTGCGCAAGGACTGCTCCAGGGCGTTCAGCAAGGCCTTGGCTTTGGCCGGATCCGCCTCCTTGCTGATCTTCGCCTGGGCCTCGGCCATCTTCGCGGCCTTGGCCGGGTCCGTGGCCTTGATGTACCGCATGGCCAGCTCAAAGCTCGACTCCAGGGTCGACATGCCTTTCTGAACACCGGTACTCAGCGAGGCCTGGTAATCAATACCAGCATCCTTGTACGCCTTGACCACTTCCCCGGAACCGATTTTCTCCATCCAGTTTTTCAGGTTGTTGGCTGCCTCATCGGAGCCACCGGCAGTCTTCATCTGCACCTGCAGCATCGAGCCCAACTGACTCACCGCATCCATGCCGGTGATTTCCATCTTGCCCATGCCAGCCAGCAGCTGCGGAAACCAGCGCGCCATGTCGGACGCCTCAAAGCTGCCCGCCTGGCCCTGCATCGCGATGGCTTCCAGGGCCTTCTCCATCACCTTCGGGTCGCTGATCTTGGCGTTCTGCTCCAGCGCCTGGATCATTTTGGCGGTGTCCTCACCACCCGAGCCCTGGCCCACGGCAAACTTGGCCGCCACCGGCGCATAGGACAGCGCCTTGTCCAGCTCCATCCCCGCGCCAACCAACTGATTCACCAGCTCGGCCACGTCGTTGCGGCCCATTCCGGTGTCTTGCGAGGTCTGAATGATGGTGCGGGTCAACTGGGCTTCTTGTGGCTTGTTCGCCACGTCGGCCTTGATTGCAATGTCGCGGATGATCGCCTGATAGTCCGCGCTGATCTTGGTCGGAATGGCTACCGCCCCGACACCGGCCACGGCCTGGCCAATGCTGGACTTGAGGCCCTCCTTGCCCTGCTGGATCTGCTGGTGCCCCTTGAGCTGCAGATCCGCACCCCGGGCCACTCGGCCGAGTGCCTGATATTCCTGGCGCAGCTTGTTGACCTGGACACCCTGCTTTTGCAGGCTGCTCAGGTTCCCTTCCAGCTTGCGCAACAACCCGGCGGCCGAGGCCGCACCGGTTTCGTGCGCCCGCCTCCATTCATCCCGCAGGCGCATGGTTTCGCCGATGGTGTTCTTCAGCACCTTGGCCTTGTTGCCTTGTTCCTCCAGCTTCTTGATCCGGCCCTCAACCGTCTTGAAGGCTGCCCCCACCGTCGAGCTGACAGCGCCGCCGATCACCAGCCCCAACGCCAGTTTGCTTGCCATCTGATCCCCCTACGCCCGAGTTGACGGGCTCAGTCCGTGAGCCACCAGACCATGTCGCTAAAGCGCATGGTCATGATTTCCTCGGCGGAAAAATGCAGCTCGCTCGCGAGCCGCTTCGCCGCCATCTTCATCACCGCCGGGTCAAAGTTCGTCGTCTTGCACCAGGCGAAAATAGCCGGCCTGCAGGCGCTGGTAATCCTTGAGGGTCATGCCCTCCAGGTCCTTGGAGCCGACCCCGGCCAAGCTGGCAAACAGCATCAGCTCGCGCTGTTCGTCGTCACCACCGGCGGCGGTGTTGGCGGCACGCACATCGCGCACGGTGGGTGCACGCAGGGTGACCTTGTCGCAGACCACGCCATTCATCTCCACCGCCTTGGTGAGGGTCACGGCCACGCTCTCGGCACTCAGAGTCATCCAGGCCGGTGTCTTTTTCGCTACTTGAGTCATGGGGGTTTTCCTTACAGGCCCAGGGCCGAACGTTGGGCGGCGAGCTGGTCGACGCCGTTGATCACGCGCTTCATACCCAGCGCATCGATCTCGTAAATGAGGCGGCCGTCTACTTCCAGCTTGTAGTAGGTCAACGCCACGTTGTGCTTGATCTCGGCCTTGTCGCCGGCCTTCCAGTCGCCCATGTCGACCTCCTTGAGCATGCCGCGCAGGGTGACAATCACCGGGGTGACCTTGCCCTTGAGGCCCTTGAAGGCGCCCCGAAACACGCCGTTGAAGGCGGTGCCGTCAGCCAGACCGAAGAGCTTCAACGACTCGCGGCGCACACCGGTGGTGGTGAAACCGGCTTCCTGTTTTTCCATGCCCATATCCAGTTCCACCGGCAGGTCCATACCACCGGCCCGGTGCTCCTCGGTCTTGAGCGTGAGCTTGGGCAGGGTCAGGCTTGGGACATCGCCCTGGAAGCTGATGCCATCGGCGAACAGGTTCATGTTCGCCAGGGTTTCGGGAATCATTGCCATTGCTGCGGCTCCTTAAGCGGCGGAATCGAGGACTTCGGTCAACCACTGATTGGTGACCTCGACACGGAAGTTGGGGTTTTCGGCGGGCGGTACATCGGTAAAGCGGATGTTCCAGTACACCTTGCCCTGCTCCAGCTGGCTGGCGGTGTTGAGTTCGGTGTCGGCGTAGACCTCGAAATTGATAATCGCGCCCTGGTTCTTCAGGTCGCGCATGAACGCCTGCAGGCCCTCGGTCACATCCTTGACATAGGTCGCGGTGATCGAGCGGTCGACCGCCCACTTGTGCCCGTAAAGGATCGCGTCCATGACGATGTCCATGGTTCGCACCCGGGTGACGAACGCCCACTTCGGATCGCTGGACAGCGTGCGGTTGCCCCAGAGCCGAAAGCCCGCATCACGAATGATCGTGGTGATATTGGCGTTGTTCAGCAGGTTGGCCCGGCAAGTCTCGTCCCCGTCGAGGAACTCAATAGGCCGGGTAGTGCCGGTGAGGCCGACAAACTCCTTGTTCGACGGCGAAGCCCAGAAGCCGTACTCGTTGTCGGTCCAGGCGAACAAGCCCGCCGCCCAGGCCGAGGCCGGCGCATCAACGGTCGCGCTCTCGCCGGTGTCCCAGTACTGAATACCCGGGTCGACCAGGTAGGCCCGCTTGGCGCCGAAGTTCTTGGCGTACTCCATGGCCGCCTCGTCGGTGGTGTTGGGGCCGTCGAGGATGGCCAGGCCACGCAGCTTGTCGGCCAGGGCGACCAGGGCTGTGCCCACTGGCAGATCTGCGCTGTGCTTGGGGGCCACCAGCAACCGCGGCTGCGCGTTGAATCGACTCTTGCCATCCAGCAGCGCCTGCAGGCCGGTACGCTTGCCGCTGGCAAGCACCCCGCCAATGATTGCGGAGGTCTGCTGTGCAGCGTCCTGAACCTTGGCCACACCGCATGCAACGATCACCGCCTTGGCGCGCTGGTAGATGGCCTTGCACGCCTTGGTGATGGCCGCATCTGGGCCCCAGGCCGCGATGGCTTCGCGCTCGTTGGTGATCAGCAGCAAGTCGTTGGCCTTGGCGCTGAAGTCGGGGCCTTCGGTAAAGGTGTCCACCAGGCCGATGATCGAGGACGACGGCAGCGAGATAGTACGCGTGCCGGTGTCGACGTTGGTAACGGTAACGCCGTGAAAGAAACCACTCATGGATAAGCTCCAGACATGAAAAAGCCCCGCATGAGCGAGGCTGTGGGAGGAACAGGCGCCGTAGCGCGGGAAAGAAAACGCCCCGTCAGTGCGGGGCGCTTATGGGGTCAAGCTGGACAACCACTCAGGCACCGGCGGGCGGTGTTCGCTGAGCGGGAATTCGCCGGACTCTGGCCAGCCACGCAGCGCCCGGCGGTAGGCTTGGAGTTGGCTGTACTGCTCGGCTGTAAGAGTGGTAGCTGCGCTATCTTCCAGTTCGTCGCGGTGCCGAGTTACAACGCCATCCGTTTCAGTCAACTGCTGATCACGCCAGGCCCGTTCAACGGCGGCAAGCTCCTCAGCGCTCGGTGGCGGTGGGTCGGTAAGCACCGGGAAGCCGTCCTTGCCCCAATCAATGACCTTGCCTGCGGCCTGACCTGCCATTAACTCGGCGTGCCTTTCAGCGGTTATTTCGATGACATCCTTCGGCATAGAAATGTGAACAGTGGGATCGTAGAAGCTGCGAGTGGATTTCGAACTGAACATAGACCCTCCTCAATTTCCTAGGGCGATGAAAAAACCACCAAGATCGGCATTCGGCACCCCTGTAGTACTAAGCATCGCCGTGGCTTTAATTCCGTTTGTGCCCTTGCTTACCAGGGAAAACACTGTCGACCCTCCGTTGCCGAGTATTGCAGCGCTGTGGCACGCATTCGGGAACGCAATGTAAAAGACAGCATTCCAGTTACCCGTTGCTCCTCCGGCCGACACAGCACTTCCCCATTGCAGAATTAGGCCCCCCGGCAGTCTCTGATAACCAGCTGGTGCTAACGATGCTGCAAAGCTGGCGGCGTGCTTAAGCATCGCTACACCCGAGGCGATCCATTGCGTGCCGTTGCTCACCAGCGATACAGACTCGCCATCGTTCACGGTGATGCTTGATGCGGGCGCAAGCGCACTGTTCAGAAAAATAGTGTCAGTACCCTGGCGCAGAATCGAACACGACAAAGACGATGCACCAATGCCGATTACAGATCCGACCGGCACACTGTCTAGCAGTGGCAGGGTCAAACTGTTGCAGGCACCGAACACATTGATATGAGCATTGACTTGCGACGGCTGGATCACCTGCCCAGCTGAGCCGTAGCTGAAAGCCCGACCGAATCCACCGATTGCTCGCTGCACAAACTCCGTCGTGGCCAAAGCCTTACTGGTGTCGAACTGTGCAGCAGTAGGAGCAGTCGGAATTCCGGTCAACGCCGGCGAATTGATCGGTGCCAGGCTCTGGGTCACGCTCTTGAACGCCAGCGACGTGGTGCCGAGAACAATCGGCCCATCCGTAGCCAGCAGCCACAGGGTATCGGCACTGACGGCGCCTTGCTCGACAGCGACCAACAGGCCTGGAGTAACCTTTGCGCTGGTGTCTGCATCGGCGGCCCGCTTCCAGATTTCTGCCGTGAGGTAGATCCCGTTGTCCTTGGCCTGAGCCTGGTCCTTCACCAGCACCCGTGAACCCAAAGGCACCGGAACCCCGTCAATCGTCGGGGTCCCCGCCAGCTGAATCGGCCCCGTGGTCGCCACCAATACAGACGCCTTTGTGTCCTGCCGGTTAACCACGTCGGCAATCGAGTCATCGACATATTGCCGGGTCGCCAGCACCACGGCCGGGTCGATTTTCAATACCACACTGGCCGCGCTAGAGACGATGAAGTTCATGCGCACGACTTGGGTCCGGCCGGAGCCCTGGGACATCAGCGGTTTGTAACTCGGTGCGCAGTTCGCCACCGCAACCAAGGCGCCATCCGCGTCATACAAACCAATCTCACGAATCCACCAGCCACCCTCGTCGGCCGGGATGATCTGTTCGGCGACAATAATGTTCGGGTTGGCCGGGTCGACCGACAGCTTGTTCAGCGGCCGGCGTCGGCGCTCGTTAATCAGCCGAGTTTGCGCCCGGTCTGGAATAGGGTCGGTGCCGTTGGCATCGCCGACGCCCATCTCGGTTAGTTTCCAGGGTATGCCCAAGGCATCGGCGTTGGCCTGTTTGGCCTCACCCGCCGCAGTGAGAATTGCGAAAAACTGACTGTTCGGGTCGATCATGGGTATGTGTCCAATGTGTCGATTGAGTGTTCACGCCCAGGGGCGCCGATGTAGCAGGTAAGGGCAATAGCGCCCGAGACGGGCGGGTACACGTCGACGCTGTCGGTTGAGTCTTCGCGGCCGGTGTTGCTGAGGACGCCGGTTGTGACGATGTCGCGCAGCACAGGCGGATACACGTCGATTTCGTCGCCGAGGTTCAGAGCCACGCCGATGTTCAGTGCGCCCTTGGTTTCAAGGCTGATCGCCAGGCCGGTCAGGTGCCGGGTGACCGGTTTGGCGTCGTCGATCAGGCGTTCCAGCTCCTGATACATCTCTTCGGTGATGCCGGTATCGAGGACACCAACCTTTAAGGCAAAGGTTCCGGGTACGCCTTGAGGCACGGTGTTGAACCACTCGATAATCTCGATCAAGTAGCCCAGCGGTTCCACCACCCGCCGCAGCGCACCGATGGTGCCTTTGCGGGCATGGATGAAGAACGATGCCCGAATGGCGCTGCGCTTAACCGTCTCGGACCAGCTCAGGTCCCAACGATCCACCGACCAGGCCCACGCCAACTGCGAGAGCAGGTGCGCCGGACAGGTGTCGGGGTTGTACAGCGTGCGCAGGATACTGGCCGTGTCCTGGGTGTTGACCGCCTCCAGGCCGCGCTCCAGTGCCGTGCTGTTGATGGGGAGTAGGCTCGGCATGTCAGGTCCCCAGCTTAATGCTGTAGCCCGTGCAATACGCCGCTTGGGCTTGGGTCGGGGCTAGGTCCTGCCAACCCAGCAATTCCACCCGGGCCACACCTGCGACATGCAATTGCGCATCGATAGCCGAACGGGCGACCTCGACGCCCAATCGCTTGCGCGGGTTCATCCAGGCTTTGAACCTACGTTCTGCCTCCGCCAGCGCGGCATCGCTTTCCGGGCCCGGGCCCTTCATGTGCAACACGGCATCCACGCGGTAGCACAGCACCTGGGCACTCTGCACCGTGACCCGATCCGCCACCGGCCGCACATCATCATCGTTAACGGCCTTGGCAACAGCCGCGAGCAGCTCCGGCCCGGCGGTGCCATCGCCCTCCAGGCTCAGTACCGACACCGTCACGCAGGCAGGGGCCGGGCTTTCTGCTGATGCATCCGCCACCAACGCCGAGGCGTTGCGCGCATGCAGGATATAGCTGTTGCGTGGGCCGGCAGTGGTCAGCCCCTCATAGGCCAGCTGGACGCGCTCGCGCAAAGCGTCATCCGACTCCTTGACCTCCTCGACTGGTGGCACAGCCTGGGGATCTCCCGCCTGAATCAGCAGGCGCCGCAGGTTGACGTTGGCGGCCAGTTGATCCAGATCCGAGCCCTGAGCATGAGCCAGCAGCAGCGCCTTGGCCGCGTCGTTGATCCGGGCGCGCATCTGCATGTCGCCATAGGCCACCAGTTCCAATTGCTTGACGACCGGGTCACTCTCAAGCGCTGCGGTCCAGTTCTCACCCATCGCCAGACGAAACAGTGCCAACTTGCGCTGGTACAGCTCTTCATAGTCCAGGGGCTCCAGCACCTGCGGCGCCGGCAGTGCCGACAAGTCCAGCATGCTCATGCCGTTACCTCCAATATCGCGCTATTCCCCAGGTACTGACCCACCAACTGAAAGCTGATCTGCCCGCCCACCACTGCCACCACCTGCACCCGCTCCAGCTTCAAGCGTGGCTCCCAGCGCAACAGCGCCCGCGCCACCTCGGCCTGGACCGCGCTTTTCCAGCCGCCGGTCACCGGCAAGTCGACGTAGCGGCGCAGGTTGCTGCCGTACTCCGGCCGCATCCGGCGGCTGCCCAGCGGCGTGGTCAGAATGTCCTCGATGGACTGCCGCACATGCTCGATGCCGGACAGCGGCTGGCCGGCATCGAGCATGTGCGGCAGTCCATCGAGGACATTC